TACCGGTCAAACAGCCTGAGAAGCTGGAATTGAAGCTGCCCAAACACTTCTGGGTTATTCTGCTCAAATTTGAACAAACGCTGTTCATGGTTTCCTAGCGTGATGTGCTTCTCTGCGCCGCCGCAATCGAGCAACTCCAACGCTCTGGCCAGTGACGACATATCTTGCTCAAATGTCGGCTTAAATTTACCGTCATAGCTCGCGTTGGGCGTGTGGTAAGATAAACTATCTAGCGTGGCTAGATCGCCGATTTGGATCACACAGTCTGGCTTTTCTTTTTTGATGTACTGACCAATGCGTTTAAACCGGCTCTGGTCTGGTATTGCGGGGCCGTCGTGCGCGTCCCCAATCACCACCACCCTGGTTTTCTCTGACCGGCGCATGTGATTATCTGACCGCAACGTAAATTTCGGGCGCGTTGCTTTGGATAGCGCGGCGCGTAGGTTTTCGTTTTCTTTCTTTAAGGTGTTGATAACGTCGTATAGCTCACGATCTTCTTGCGCCACATCAATACCCTCGCCAGGGGTAAGGTTTTGAATCAAAGCGCTGCGATACCGGCTATCAAAAGTCCCGCGATTCATCTTTAGCTGCTTTGCAGCTTCTGTAACGGAACCGTGTTCTGCTACTGCGTCCACGGCTTGTTGCAATAGCTCAATCGGTAGTCGGGAAGTCGCCATGTTTAAACGCCGCGCTGTTAAAGGGTCCGAGCTACCCGTGACGCACGCTCGGAAGTGCGAGGGATCAGGTCACAGGCTACCTTTCATGCGTCGGCCACGTCTGGCGAGCATGGAAAAACGCCAATTTGCTGCTCTGCTAACGCGATTTTCAGGAAGTGGATTTGCTCGTTTAAACGAGCCTCGGTTTCACGCGCCTGCCTCAATGCGTTGACTAGGCGGCGGTGACTGTCGCGTAAATCATTGTAAGACACTGTTACGTCACTGGTTTCCATAACGCAAGCATGTACTGTTAGACTTAAAAAGTCAAGATTTGGTGGTTTTTGGCTTGAAAAGTGGCGCATCTTTGCCACACCTTCCATCGTCAAGCCTAGCCTCGCGGGTGGAGATTACGTCGTGATCTGGCGCGTGGCACTCACCCTCCGAGTGTTGCGGCCAATGGCTGTAAGCGCAGTGGAGGCAGAGTTTCTTAGGTTCAAACATCGGCGCGGCCCATCGCATCTTCTGCGCCTCTCAAGGCTGATCCTACCGTGTCGTCAAGCAGATCACCAAGCTGGAGTCCGTAGTCCTCCAAGGCGTCAAGCGTTGCGTCATAATGAGCGCGGGTCTGGCGCTGTGCTTTTATCGTGCAAATTAGCGCCTCGGTCAGACCGCGCACACGCTCTAGCGCGGCCATATCAGCCGTGAGGCGGTGAAAGTCCGGCTGATGGTCTGGGTCGCAGTCGTCGTAGTGATACGGTCGAAAGAAAATAGGGTCTTTCATTTTTGCTCACCTTTTTCTGGTCTTAATGATGCCGCGCAATCGTAACAGCCAACAATATAGCCGCGTTTAAACAGTGCCTTTGCGCCTTTGGCTAGGTAGCGCTGGCAGCCTTTGCAGGTGCCAGCGTATCGCAGGAATATGACTCGGGCTTGCTGCATGGTCTAGCCGCCTAGCAAGAGCAAAAAAGCGACCATGCACGCCCAAACAACCGGGCCAGCGGCAACGCCAGCGAGAAAGCATTTTGTGATTGGGGACAGGTTTTTCATCGTTTGATCCTTTGTTCTGGTTACTGGTAGAAACTAGACTAGCCGGTTGGGTTATGCAAGCGTTTCTTTTACCTTAACATTCGGGACAGATTACGTTGTCCGAAAAGGCTGTTTCGGACAGCCCATTTGTCCGGATTTGTTGCGAATGGTTCTCACGTTTGTCCTGGTTTGTCTTTTTTGTGTCCGGATTGATTGGCGGTTTTGCGCGGTTTAAACGCTCTGCTTGGGCTGTTTTGTCCGAGTTTGTCCGAGGTAGTTTTAAGGCGACACTATCTCGGACAATCTCTCCCCCCCCCATAGGGGGGGAGAGTGTCCGGGTGTCCGTTTTAAGGGCCGAAGGCATTTGGCGCAAAAGCGCCCCCCGTTGCCCCCGGCCATTTGGCCGGAGGCACTAGGCTGGGACCTTACTTATCAAGCAGCGTCGGAAAGATCTTCGAGCGTGTCGTGAGCCATGCTGGCCCACAGCTCGACGGCAACTGATAGGTAGAAAACCGCAATGCCGGACCAGGACGAGTCGGCGGGAATTTGTGGCAATTCGCCGTGGGCGTCCTCTATGTATTGCGTCACTTCGTCGCCATGCTCGGCCATGACTTCAACAGCGTTAGAATATGTGACGGCTGGCATGTATGCGCCGGAAGCGCAGCCGCCCTCGCAGATTGAGGCAACGTCGTAAGGCGTGATGTCTTGCTCAATCCATGCGGGAATTGTGATGTCTGTGTCGAGTTCAGCGATCGGGGTTTCGTTGTTCCATAAGTCCATGGTTTTGTTTCCTTGTTTGCGTGGTTTGTAGTGTTGGCATTCTCTATCTTTGCAGCCAGTCAGATGCCGCATGCAAAGCGTGCGCTTGGCAGTCGGCGGCTGTGTTTAATTTGGCCTCGCCAAAAATGTCGCTTTTTGGCACGCCGTCATTCCAGCGCGCAAACATTCTCACTTTATAACGGCGCTTTGATTGGCCCGGCAAATTCTCGCGAATACCGACAAGCTCGTAATTAACACCGTTTTTGGTCACATTGTGCGAAAAAATTTGCATCACTCACCCCGCGCCTTGGCTATAGCGCCGCGCAGGGCGTCAAGCGCCTGCAAATGTTCTGTTTCGGCGTCGTCCTCTGCCCAGAAAACCTTGGCAATCGGCCCTAGCCACTGCTCGAGTTTTTCCGCGGCCTCCAGCAATTCGGGCGCTGCTGCAATGAGGCGGGCGTCGGCGCTGTTCTTTGGAACTTGGCAAATTTGCTCGCCTTTCGCGCCCTTAACATTTACCAGAGTGCGGGCCGTCAATAATGACCAAGGCCCCGGCGTGTGTGTCTGTGTAATCATTGTCTACCTCTTTGTTATGGTGTTGGCACCCTTTAGGCCCGGCCTGTTTCCAGGGCCGGGCTGTCAGGGTGTGGGGTGTGCTTGGGCTAGGCTATCTCGATGGTTCCGCCACAACCGCAAGTTGGAAGTCCGGCGCGCTCTATTGCAGAGCGGGATGCCCTGGCAACAAAACCGCAAGATTGGCACTCCATCTTGATCATGCGAGTTGATTGCTTTTTGGTTGGGACGCTTGGATTAAGTGCAGCGCCGGGAAACTGGCCGATCTCAGCAATTATGGCGTTTAAACGCTCTTTGAGTGAATCAGTGGCAACCGTAGAAGTCATTTTTCCGGTTAGGCCAACCGCAACGGCGACCCGGCGGAACTCTTTGCCGTGGTTCATGTATCCGCAGGCGTGGACTAATTCGTGAACTAAAACCGCGAGTATATCTTCTTGTGTTTGAACGTGCGGCGCTATGAATATCTCACAAGTGCCGTCATTGCTAACGTCTTTATGCCATGCCGCGCCTAAAGCCTTTAGGCCGCTACGTGAGCCGGTAAAACCGATTGATATGCGTGGGGTCCCGAAGTCCTCGCCGACGGCGTTGAAGTCGGCTCGTAGTGCTTCCGCCGCGTTGTTGAGCCATTCTTCTCTAGTCATGTGTTTTTCCTCGTTTGCGTTGTTGTTACGATGCACATAATACAGAACCCGGTTGCCTTGTAAAGGTCTGCTCGGTGGCCGCTTGCGTTTTTTTCAAAAATCCTTATTCTACTGTGACATATGAGCAACACAAGCGACAACGACGGTGGGCGGCATAGCCCGCCCCCGCCCCGGCCAGCTGTATTCGACGCCAAACCAGTTCAGTTGGAGAAAACACGCCAGCGCATGGGTTCGGCTCGCACGCTCAGGCGTGCCCTGATGAGCGCCGCGGAGGAGGTAGGCGGTGACGAGGGGCTGAAGGGGTATCTCAAGTTCCTAGCGAGCAGCGATCAGGCCAGCGACCGCGCCGCGTTCGTTAGTTTGCTGTCAAAACTATTACCCCGAGCTGTGGCAGTGCAAGCCGAGGTCAGCACTGGCGTGAACGTGGTTCTACCATGGCTGCAGGAACAGCGTAGCGTAGATGCCACACCGGCGGGCGGGGTGGTTATTGACCAACCCGTTGAAAACATTAGCGAAAACGATGACGTTTAAACGCTATGGCAAACATGCAACAACAACTGTGACAAATATGCCACACTTATGGGGGTGGGGGTAGTGACTCGAAACCTTAGGCCCACCCCCCATCGACCGGGTAGGGGGGGTACTATTATTATTATATGCCCCTCTCAGCCAGCATGAGAAAAAAGGAAATGTTCACCTAAAATGGACATTAACGAGTACAGACCCAGAGAAGCCTTTGCGCCGCTGCACGCTAGAAAGCAGCGTTGGGCGGTCATGGTGGCGCATAGACGCGCAGGAAAGACTGTGGCGATGTGCGTTGACATGCTGGTTAGCGCCTTGCGCTGCTCGCACCCCAAACCGCAGTTCGCCTACCTAGCGCCGTATCGAGATCAAGCCAAGAAGGTTGCGTGGACATACTTAAAGGACTTGTCAAAGCCTGTCTGGGCCAAGAAGCCCAACGAGTCAGAGCTAATCATTACGATTAAGAACGCCTACGGCGGCGAGAGCCGCCTGTACGTTGGCGGGGCTGACCACCCGGACAGTTATCGCGGGATGTACTTTGACGGTGTTGTTCTCGATGAGGTTGGTCAGATAAGGCCGAGCGCATGGTACTCTGTTTTGCGTCCGAGCCTGTCTGACAGGCTTGGTTGGGCTATATTTGCTGGAACACCGGCTGGGAAAAATTTTTTTTGGCAAATTAGGGAAGAAGCAAGGCTAAACCCTGAAACGTATTTGCTGATGGAGTTACCGGCAAGCAAGACAAACATTTTGCATCCTGACGAGCTACGCGATGCAAGGGCGCAGATGACGGAAGAAGCGTACTTAACGGAGTACGAGATTAGCTTTGACGCTGCTATCCCTGGCGCATACTACGCAAAATACATAACTGATAGCTACGGCGAGGGGCGCGTAGGTAAGTTTTACGCTGATGACGCGCTTGAGGTGGATGTAGTCGCTGACCTTGGTTACACCGATTCTTGCAGTTGGTGGGCTTGGCAGACCCTACCTGACGGCTACAAGATAATTGACTTTTACGAGGCAGACGGACAACCTATAAGCCATTACATTGATTGGGTTAAGGACCGGCCATATAAGGTCGGCACAGTCTACCTACCGCATGATGCCAGGGCAAAGAGTTTGCAAACTGGCAAGAGCATTAT